ACTCAACCAAACGGGATAAAGGCATCAAAGATATCCCTGACGGGTACGATGAAAATGAACCAGGTCGTCCTAAAACTAAATTGAGCGACTTTGGTACCGATAAGAGTAACTTTAGTCGTGACCCACTTGGCAAAGACGGTATGACAGCAGACGATAGCCCCAACAGAACTAATAATGTTTCCCCATTGGCCCTTGAAGAGAATTCAAGGCTCCTTAAAAAATTATCTTTAAATAGATTAAAGGGAAAACAGCTACTAAATGAAGAGGGTAAATCATCTATGTTAGACGAAGAAAACATTATAAAAGAGTAATTCTTCGGAAATTTTTACATATTTATATAAGAATAAATATATTTATTGCATGAAACCTAAGCACTCCAAGTACAAAAACACTGGGATCTTATTTGAATTGTTGACCAGACAAATTACGTCTGAAACTATCTCAAATTCACAACCAAAGGCTGTAGGTATCTTAAGAAAATTTTTCGGTAATAATTCAACTCTTGTAAAAGAGTATCAGATATATAATGCTCTATTAAACAAAAGATTCGATAAAGAAGCAAGCGCTGCTGTTCTTATTGAAACATTAATAGATGCACACTCTAAGCTTAACAAGTCTGTTCTAAGAAGAGAAAGATACAATTTAGTTAGAGAAATTAAAGAAACTTACAACATTGAAGATTTCTTTAAAGCTAAAATCCCTAATTACAAAGTATACGCCAGCGTATACAACTTATTAGAGAATAAAGGAGCTAATCCTATGTCTGTTGTGAATTCTAAGGTAGCTATCTTAGAACATATTACAAACAAAAACCTTCCTAACAAACCTAAAAAGGAAATCGTTATGGAAGAGTATGAAAAGTTTGATAAAGAAACTAGAGCATTAACATATAAAATGTTAATGGAAAAATTCAACGAAAAATACTCAGGCCTAGCAGATAACCAAAGACTACTCCTCAAAGAATATGTCTATAACGTTTCTAACAGCCCTAAATTAAAGGCTTTTATCAATGAAGAAATCAATAAAGTAAAAGCTGAAATTGAGACCTTATCTGAGAATGCCGATCAAGTTACTAAAATCAAACTTAATGAAGTTAAGAATTTAATCAAACCTCTTTGTAAGAAATCATTTGTTCACGATGATAATGTAATTAACCTTCTTAACTACTATGAACTGGTTAATGAACTTAAATCTGTCCAAAAATGAACGTCAACCAATTAAGAAAATTAATTCGTGAGCTCATTAAAACAGAACTTGAAGAATCCAACACTACAGGTACTGGCACTACTGTTAGCGCTGGTTCTGGCGAAGCTTATGCTACGCCCTTCGCTTTTAGAGGAAAAGGAAAAAAAGCAAAAAATAGAGGCCTTGAACAATCCAAGCGTCTCGGTTATATACCCTTAAAAAAATAAGTTATGGCAAAAAAAATAAGCGCAACCGAGTATAGAAGTGGAGACGTAAATACATCACGTCCTGGTATCCACGCTAAGACTAAAACCAGCAACCACAAACAATCTAAGCATTATAAAAAAGCTTATAGAGGACAAGGAAGATGAATAATTTAATCGTAGATATAATCCCATTAAAGGTTGATCGTTTATTAGTTGAGTCATCAATTAAATCCGGTGGACCACTTGTTGTTGAAGGCATTATCCAGAGAGCAGGTGTTAAAAACCATAATGGCCGTATTTACGAGAGAGAAATCCTCGAAAGGGAGATGAAAAAGTACATTGATGGTCCTGTTAAAGACAACAATGCCTTAGGTGAATTAGACCACCCTGATTCATCTGTTATTAACTTAAATAACGTATCCCATAAAATTAATAAGTGCTGGTGGAATGGGGATGATGTACATGGTCAGATTGAAATCCTCCCCACCCCCTCGGGTAACATAGCTAAAGCATTATTCCAATCAGGAGTGCCCGTTGGCATCTCCTCTCGTGGAATGGGTTCAGTACAAGAAAACTCAGATGGCGTTTTGATGGTACAGGAAGATTTTGACCTATTATGTTTTGATCTAGTATCTACCCCATCAACACCTGGTGCTACATTAACACCCCAACAATTAAAGGAGGGTATAGAGCACCCAACAGTTGATTACACTAAAGTACACAACATAATCCGTGATATCATTTGTGATAACACAGGTGTGTGTAAGTGTTAATCTTCAAATAGCCCCTTAATAAAGTAGATTATAAAAACAATAATCATTAAGGGCCATAGCACAACCATTGCATATCTTTCTTTACCGTTTACATCTTGGTCCGTTGCGCGGATAACGTGTTCAAGTAAAAATGAAATAATCAATCCGGCTAAAAGGTATTGTGCTAATAAAATCATAATAAAATCTTTTCCCCAAAGATAAGACCCATATTTTGGGTTTCCAAACTTTTTCTATATTTATTTCCAGAAGCATACACTATCTTAAAATAGTGTCCCTGGATTTTAAAACAAATCCCTATTAGAGATACTAAAATCTCTATTTCCCGTATTTTTATTTACTGGAGGCCTAAAAAAACAAAAGTAAAATGGCTAAAGAACTATTAAAAGAGGCTATTGCCGACGCAAAAGCCGTTAGAGAAGTCGCTTTGCAAAACGCTAAAATGGCGTTAGAAGAAGCGTTCGACTCTAAAATCAAAAACATGCTCTCAGCTAAGTTAGCTGAAGAGATTGAAGAAGATGTCGAACTCGAAGAAGAGTACATTGAGGAGGAAGCAGAAGCTACCGACGAAGGGTACTACGAAGAGGACGACAAGGATGCTGCAAATGAGGAATTTGAAATCGAAGAAGACCTCGATGAAGAAATCAACCTTGACGAGCTTATGGCTGAACTTGAAGAAATGTCATACATGGAAGATGATGACGATAAAACTAAAAAGGAAGGCGCAGATAAGTACGAAGAGGATGATGTAAAGAGTGAAGCAAAAGGTGGAGATGATGATGAAAAAAATGAATCTATCGACATTGATGCTTTAATCGCTGAAATCGAGTCTGAAATCGAAGAAGGTAGAAGAGACGAAGACGAAACAGCTGATGAAGGTCGTAAGAAATCTAACGATGATGAAGAAGCTTTAGAAGAAAGAAAGCGTAGAAAAAAGGCTGAAAACGAAAAGGAAGAAGCCGAAGAAAAGCTTAAAGAAGCTTTAGCTACTGTTGAGTCACTCCGTGAGTCTATTTCTGAAATGAATCTTCTAAACAGTAAACTCCTCTACTGCAACAAACTATTTAGAGCTAATGCACTTACTGAAGCCCAAAAGGTTAAAGTAATTGATGCCTTAGACAAATCCACTACAACAGGTGAGGCCAAATTAGTATTTGAAACTCTTCAAGAGTCATTTACCTTTACTGGTGTAGAAAAAAGAGCTATCCAAGAAGGTTTAGGACGTGCTTCTAAAGCCGCTGGTGTTGCTCCTAAAAAGGTTATAACGGAATCCGTTGACGAGACAGTGTCAAGATTCCAAAAACTTGCAAACATTAAATTCTAAAATTAAAAAACTATGAATGTTAATACATTATTAGAGGGCGCATCCCCGCTCCAACATCAGCAGAATGAAGCTGTTAAGTTGGCTAGCAAGTGGGAGAAGTCCGGTCTCTTAGAGGGTCTTAGTGGCCACGAGAGCGAAAAAGCAAACATGGCTGTTCTCCTTGAGAACCAAGCCAGACAGTTAGTAAACGAAGCTAACACAACTGGTACTGGTACTACTATCAACGCTGGTCAAAGTGAAGCATGGGCTGGTGTTGCTCTTCCACTTGTTAGAAGAGTATTCGGTGAGATCGTTGCTAAGGACCTCGTGTCTGTTCAGCCAATGAACTTACCTTCAGGCCTTATCTTCTACCTAGATTTCCAGTATGGTTCCTCTACCCAAACAGGATTTACTGCTGGTGACTCATTGTACAACGCAGGTACTGATGAAGCAACTGACATTCCTGCTGTTGGTAAGACTGGTGGTCTTTACGGTGCTGGTCGCTTCGGTTACTCTATCAACGACACAGCTTCCGTTGTTGCTGCTATTGGTACTACAGCTGACGCTTTAACCACATACACTACTGGTTCTGTTGCTGGTGCCGACTACAACTTTAACACTGAATGGTCTGCTTCCCATGCTGGCCAATTTGCAGCTGGTAATGCTGATGGTGTTACTAAAGTAATTGTTGACGCTACTGATGGTTTAACTGACTTTGATCCTGAAGGAGTAAGAGCATTTGAATTATCTGGTACTGGTATTCTTGAGGTATTCAATGAATTTACTAAAGTAAACGGTAATAATATTGAATTCCTTGTTTCCTCATCTAACCACGATGGTATTGGAGCATTAACTGTTACTTACCACAAAGGTCCAGATAACCTTAACGATAGAGGTGATTTCGAAGAAACTGACTTCTCAGTTGGTGGTTCTATCGATATTCCATCAATCGATGTTAAGTTGAACAGCGATACTGTTACAGCGAAAACTCGTAAATTGAAGGCTCAATGGACACCAGAATTCGCTCAGGATTTGAATGCTTACCACAGCATCGATGCTGAAGCTGAATTAACGTCTATCCTTTCTGAGTACATTTCAA